GTGATGGTCTAACGGAATCGACAAATACTGCATCAAGGCAATTATTTTTATTAAATCAACCAACTGAAGAATTGATTAATGAATTGAATATTGATTTGATTAAAGACCGTTCGTTATTGAAATCATATGATAAACCTGTTATGATACATTATAGAAGTTACGGGTATATGGATTACCCTTTGAATTTGTTCAAAATCATAAAATGTGTTAACTCAGAACCCGTTAATTTAGGAAATAAATGAAGCAATGTAAGATAATCGTTAAAGATGAAGTTAACGTAAAAATAGAAGGACTTGAACTAGCAGAGCGTAAAGCACTGATGAAATTGTTTGAGTATGAAGTACCTGGGGCAAGATACTTACCAGCAGTACGATTGGGTAGATGGAATGGTAAGGTAAGTTATTTTAGTTTAGGAGGCTCAAGCTATATTAATCTGTTACCCGAAATTATTCCAGTACTAGACCATGCAGGATATGACATAGAGTTAGACGATACTAGAGATTATACAACTACATTCAATTTTACTGAAGTGTCCGAGGAGACGTTTGCACATAAGAATTGGCCTAAAGGTCATCCTAAAGAAGGTGAGCCTGTTAAACTACGTGACTATCAAATTAGCATTGTAAACAACTTTTTGCAGAACCCGCAATCATTGCAAGAGATTGCTACTGGTGCAGGCAAAACATTGATGACTGCCGCACTAAGTTATAGCGTTGAAAATTACGGGCGTAGTATCGTTATCGTTCCAAACAAAAGTTTAGTAACACAAACTGAAGCAGATTATATTAATCTTGGATTAGATGTTGGAGTATACTTTGGTGATCGTAAAGAATTCAACAAGACACATACCATCTGTACTTGGCAAAGTCTTAACAATATGCTTAAGAAAACAAAAGCAGGTGAAGCAGATATCATGGACTTCATTGAAGGTGTTGTATGTGTAATGGTTGATGAGGTTCACATGGCCAAAGCAGATGCATTGAAAACATTACTCACAGGTGTATTTGCTAAAGTCCCGATTCGTTGGGGATTGACTGGTACTATCCCTAAGGCTAAGTTTGAAGTACAATCATTGTTTGTAAGTTTAGGTCCAGTAATTAGTAAACTAAGTGCAAGTGAGTTGCAGGATCAGGGTGTATTAGCACAATGTCACGTTAACATTGTACAGCTTAAAGATGATGTAGAGTTTACTAATTACCAAAGTGAGTTGAAACATTTATTAGAAGATACACACAGGCTTGATGCTATTGCACAGTTAATATTAAAGATTAAAGAGACAGGTAACGTATTGATCCTTGTTGATAGAGTTAATGCAGGTAAAGAAATTGTTAGTAGATTACCGGATAGTGTGTTTGTTAGTGGTGCTACTAATATGGTTGATAGGAAAGAAGAATATGACGAAATTGCTACAAGCACTAACAAGATTATTGTGGCCACTTATGGTGTGGCTGCAGTTGGTATTAATATTCCCCGTATTTTTAATCTTGTACTTATTGAACCCGGAAAAAGCTTTGTCCGAGTTATCCAGAGTATTGGACGAGGTATTAGAAAAGCTGAGGACAAAGACTTTGTGCAAATCTGGGACATAACAAGTTCATGTAAGTTTGCCAAACGACACTTAACCCAGCGTAAGACATTCTATAAAGAAGCTAATTACCCTTTTGATGTTGAAAAGTTGACATACAGATAAGAATATGATAGAATAACAACATGCGTATATTAACACTAGACAACGAATTCTATAACCTAGAAACACTACCCGACGAAATCGATGACCTCCGATTTGCGATACTAGACAATAGTAATCCACAAAACGTGGATTATCATTATATCCCGTTAATCTTTTTAGAAAGTTTTAACAGTCCTGCACTTGTATTAAAGATTGGTGATAAGATAGTTAAGATGCCGATTGATTGGCAAATACTAATCGGTGAGCAAGAACACGGAGACCTAGAGACATTACCTCTTACAAGTATCAATGATAGAGGATTCAATGCGTTTGAGTTTAATCCACTAACAAGTTTCAGCCCATCGTTCGTACCAATTGAGATTGTAGACATTTACCATGATGTAACATGGTATGCACCTCGATTAAAGAACGGCCAATTCTTATGTGTTCCGATTGAAGATGGACTTAAACCCCGATGTGTATATTTTGTTAAAGAGATTAGTCGTAACTGTGAGATTGTAGATTATAGTCAGGCATTCTAATGGCAACAAAAAAACCAGCAATACCACAAGACGAGAAATTAGAGAATCAAGACTTCAACTTGTTTGAAGCTATTGCGGCACTGGATAAAAAAGATTATGGCTATTATGATAGACTTACTCCTGAACAACAACGTAAGTTTGTTCCGTTTATGTTAATCAAGTGGTTAAGCTATGTGAAAGGTTCAGGTGATATTGCAGGCTATTATGTAATGAGTACAGAGTACAATGCTAACAAGTATTTCTTTAATGAAAATGTGAGTAAACATCCCAAGTTACAATGGTATATGCTGTGTGCGGCTAGTCCTGGATTAGGTAAACAATATCATCAGTGGTTGCCACAAATTAAAGAACGTGTTAGTTTCTTAAAAGAACCAGCAGTATTGAAAGATACAAAAGAATATTTTATGAAAATATATCCTAAAGCGAATGCAGAGGATATTACAGAGTTTTCAAAACAATTTGTGCAAGAGCAAAGAAAGAAAATGCATCTTGCAGAAATATACCCCCATTTAAAAATAGCAGACATAGAAGTATTAAGCCAAACGGTTACAGATGAAGATATCACTCAATACGAAAAAGACAGAGGCAACTGATAAGACAATCAAGTATGGTTGTGATTTTTGCAATAGAGAATTCCTACGTGAATCTACTATGTCTAAGCACCTATGCGAAAACAAACAACGTTGGATGAACAAAGATATGCAAGGCAATCGTATTGGCTTTCAAGCCTGGCTACAATTTTATAAAAAGAATACGTCAACTAAAAAGAATAAAACATACGAGGAATTTATTCGTAGTGCTTACTATACTGCATTTGTAAAGTTCGGAACACATTGTGCGAATATCAATGCAATAAACATTAGTAGGTATGTAGATTGGTTATTAAAGAACAGTATAAAAATTGATACTTGGGCCAGTGATAGCGTCTATACAAAATATTTGATTGAGTATTTGCGTATCGAAGATCCGTTAGATGCTATTGCACGTAGTGTCCAAACTACTATGGATTTAGCAGAAAAAGAGGGAATTGTGCCTAAAGACTATTTGTGTTATGGTAATACTAACAAGATATGTCATAGTATTACCAATGGTAAGATTAGTCCTTGGATGCTATATCAAAGTAATAGTGGTGTGAAGTTCTTAGATAGTTTAAATGAATCCCACGTGAAGATGGTTATTGATTATATCAATCCAGAGTTATGGAAGATTAAGTTCAATCGTGAACCAGAGAATGTTAAGCAAGTTAAGGAGTTATTGAATGCAGGCGGGTACTAGAGTTCGTATATCCTGGAAAAAGGGAGATATTATAGATTGGAATGAAACATGTGCTTGGGCAATAGAACAATTTGGCTTACCGGGCGACAAGTTTGAGGCACACGCAACCGAAGATTATATGGATTTTTACTTTAAGGATGAGCGTGATGCTATCTTGTTTGAGTTGACTTGTGGCTAAAGTTATATTATACATTGATATTGATAGGACCTTAGAAATAGTTAGAGAGTTAAAAAAACACGGTTGGGTAATGGGTAAAGATTTTGATTTTGCATATCATAAAGCAATATATGATGACTTTAGCGGATCTAATTGGGAACCAGAACTAGAGAAACATACTGTGTTTACTTTTTACAATGATAGTAATGCAAGTTATTTTATGTTGAGGTGGGGATGAATATAACAGAAGAAATTGTCAATCAAGTGGCCGACCAAATGGCTAAAGATATTGACACATTAGTGTTAATGTCTGCATTAGGATGGCATTCTTTCTACTTTAGTGAAGGTACAGTTTATGAACAAGAGTATTTGACTGCACAACCAGCACAACCACTCAGTGGTGCTAAATGGAAAGAAATGGAAGAATGGATGGGTGAAACATTTGGGCCTACAGCACACGATGGAGTATGGACACCTAATATGCGATGGTATATGAATAATTCTATGTTTTGGTTTCGTGACAAAAAAGATTTAGAATGGTTCATCTTAAGATGGCAATGATATATGAACATTATGATTATGATGCTGGATGGGAAAACACTAAACCCGGTTGGTATGAATGTACAATACGTGCTAAACACCTTGACAAATACAACGAAATAATTAAATGGTTAGAAAATAATATTGGCAAACACGAAAGACATTGTAGGTGGTGTGTAACTGATGATGACATAGTTAGCTTTAAGTTCAGATATGAAAGAGATTATATTATGTTTACGTTGAGGTGGAGTTGATGGCAACGATACCTCAAATACAAGATTATGATGACGATGACCCAAATATAGACCAACGTAGAAATCGTTGGAACTATTGGGAAGCATTGAAGAAAGTTCGTAAAGAATATATGGAACAAAACCGAGAGTTTGACGCATATGATTTTGAAGATTACCTTATAGGACAATATGGCGTAAGGATGAACATTGTTAATGGTAACATAACTGATGGTTATGAGATTGTTGACGAGAAGAAGTACCTAATATTTTTATTAAAATTCCAATGAACACTACTCCCTTTCCCATAACCCCTTTACAAGATAATAAATTTATGTTATCATGGCCTAGATGGCAGAACATTAAACACTTTCATACAAAGAAAAAACTATTGGATGTGTTATTTGACGATATTGGTAGTGAGGAAGTGGGTATTAGCATATCAATTGTAAAAGACGAATTGGATATTATGTGGATTTCATGGTATGCATGGGCACAAGATGTTAACGGTGACTATGCTACCTACTTAGAAGATATGTATGAGATTAAAGGTGTGGCATTCAATAGTGAAAATGAAGCCTTAAAGCTACAAGATTACTTAGAGAAAAAATATATTTGGAAAACATTACAGGCATAATATGGCAAATGACATTATGATTGACATTGAGAGTTTAGACACAACACCTGATTGTGTTATACTAACCATTGGAGCAGTAAGATTTGATCCTAAAGGTAGTGGTGTAGTAGAACGATTGGAATTAAGACCTACAATCGAGGATCAGACAGAAATTTATAATAGGAGCATAAATGAAGATACATTACGTTGGTGGAGTGAGCAGAGTCCTGAAGCACTTGAAGAAGCTATGGGAGATAACGGACGACTACCATTTGCTGAATGCATGGAGATACTTTATAAGTTTTGTTGGAACCGTCGTGCTGTCTGGAGTAACGGTGCTTCCTTCGATTGTGTCGTTATGGAGTCTGCTTGGCGGCAAGTAAGTGATAAACCTAATCCTATTCCTTGGCAGTTCTGGACAGTTAGAGATACACGAACCTTGTTTGAAATAACAGGTGTCAGTCTCAAAGATGGTGGACACACCACAAGTCACAAAGCAGTTGAAGATGCCGAAAGACAAGCAATTGTTGTACAAAAAGCGTATACTAAACTTATTAAAGCAGAACTGGTAGCACCCCCAAGATGAGAATAGATTCAGATATTGACATTGACTTTGGTGATAGAGATAAGTTATTACAACTTATCAAACACACACCTGCCGCTATGCGTAATGCCAACCCCATGCGTAAACATGCTACTGGCGTTTATATCACCGAGATACCGTATGATCCTGTCAATGATATGGCAGCCATTGATTATGTTGAAGCAGAACAACGTGGCTATTTCAAACTAGACTTATTGAATGTACACGTTTATTCACAGGTTCGTGATGAGTTACATTTAGCAACACTAATGCGTGAACCAAATTGGGGTAATTTAAATAAAAGAGAGTTTGTCGAGAAGTTGATTCATTTAGGAAATCATTATCAGAGTTTACAAAAGATGCCGGAGCCTGTAAATAGTATCCCTAGATTAGCTATGTTTTTAGCATTAATTAGACCAGCAAAAAAGCATCTGATTGGTCAAGCTTGGAAAGAAGTATCAAAAACTATATGGGATAAGAATACTGAGGGATATAGTTTTAAAAAGAGTCACGCTGTAGCTTATGCACAGCTGGTTGTAGTGCATATGAATTTGTTAGAAGAACAGAGTTAAATTATTCTTTTTACTAGTGTAATGCTACGGCGTTTACTTCTACGTTTATTAAGTTCGCTGATACTACAAGTAGGACCATGAATAATAGTTAAGCTTTTGTTATTGAATGTACGTAAATAGGGTTTGAAAACAATCCATTCTTGCTTTAAAAATAGATTAATTGGTATAAGTCTATTGCTTTCCCACCACCAAATATCCCCCAATTCTAGGAATTTTTCTCTGACTTCGGCATCTATTATTGCTCCGTAATCGTAAATAGTAGTTACAATATCATCCCTATTTTGAACTATTCCAACGTAATCTTGGTTGGCATGAGAACATATGGTTATGAACGGATGATTTAGTGTTAATTTATTGAAAAACTCGTTTTGTATCATTGTGGTTATTCTGTCCGAAATATTTATCACAGGGTAACCTGGCAATATATTTTGATAAATATCAGTATGTACTCAACTCAAGTTTTCGTCTATACGCAAAGACAAATCGTTATACTTTTATCAGGATTTTCCCCAAGGAGCTATATGCCTCAGTATGCCAAGCCACTTACACTACACAAGGGTGTAGATAACCAAATTCAATTCCAGTTCTTAAACCAAGAACAAAAGCCAGTAGATATTACTGGTAAGTCAATAACTTGCAGAATTATCAATTATGAGGGTAATGTGGTTTTGTTACAGAAAGCATTGACATTGCAATTCTCTGCAACTGGTATAGCCGCATTATTTTTAAATCCAGCAGAGTTGGCAGATATTGATGCACAGAAATGTTATTACACATTAGAGATCCCTGTTGGTGCATTTGATTATCCTGTATTCGTTGATAGTAATGCAGGTGGTCGAGGCGATTTAAATATTGTTAATAGCATATTACCTAGTTTTATTCCTTCTATGCCAATCAGCATTCCAACAGGACAAGACTTCCCGAACCTACATCCTGATGGTAACGGGGAAAGTAATATCACATATTATACCAGTGTAGTTGATACCAATGATAGCCCTATACTAACACTACAAGCACAATACAGTGCCTATTATGGTAACGTTGTTATCGAAGGTTCTACTATTGTTGACGGTGATTGGTATCCAATCTTAACTGACACATATACCGATGTAACAGATACAAAAGGTTATGTGGTTCAAGGTTACCATCCATATATCAGAATGCAATTTGAAAGCAATACTGGGGCAGTAACCAATATTTTGTCAAGATAATCAACCTAAACTGTTGTTTATCTATGACAGTTGTGTTATACTGTATAGATGTTTGATATCCTATCGATAGTTCCCGGCAAGAAAAAACTCACACATGGTGGATGGCATAGCTTTAATGCTATATGTTGTCACCATCGTGGGCATAAAGCCGACACTAGAGGTAGAGGTGGTATTAAAAAAGACGGAGAAAATTGGTCATATGCCTGTTTTAATTGTGGGTTTAAATGTGGGTTTACATTAGGTAAACAAATCAGCGATATTACTAAAAGTTTATTAAAATGGTGTGGCATTGATAATATTCAAATTCAACGATGGAGTTTAGAAAGTTTACAATACAGGGATCTATTAGATTTCGCTCATCTCAAAAAACAAAAAACAAAAATAAAATTTGAAGAACATAAACTGCCTGAAGCTGAGATTTTAGATATTAATAATCCATTACACAAAGTATACATTGATTA